ACTTGTTTTTGTGTGGGTCTTATTTGTATGCAACTGACCATTTGGCATCTTGTGCATTCCTTTGCGCCACACTGTTCCATCTTTTAAGTAATGGTTTACACCCATAGCCATTTTTTATCTGTGCCTCTTGGTTTTTTTAGCAATACTTTTTGGTTGTTTTGAAAACTGTTTTCCTTTTTTTGTGTCTTCGCGCTTTTTAGCCGTTGTTCTGTTGTACTCTTCAGCAGACAAAGCCATAATAGCGCCTTCGGGCAAATAACGCTCTCCGGTTTTTGCGCTAGGCTTACCGCTTTTGGTCCGCCATTTTTGGCTAGTCCAACGGTCTAAGCTTGTTTGGCTTTTTTTCTTAGCCATTTAATTTCTGTAGCCCCCGCCCTTGGCTTTGTATTCCTTGGCAAGCATTTGCGCTTTTCGGGCAGACCACTGACCGGCCTTTCCGCCCTTTGTGCCAGCTTTGATTTTATTAAAAAGGCGCTTTCTCATTGTAGGCTTAGTGTAGTTACCAGCCTCATTAACCCTTGACTTTGTTTTACGCTTTTTTTTAACAGCCATTACTCCCAACTCGCATTTGGGTCGTTTATTTTTTCTTCAAGATCAATAATTTCACGTTCAAGCCACGCAAGGCCTTCAATTTTTCCTACCATCTGGCGGTACTGCTCAATGTTCGCACACGAGCCTACAGACATTGCATCAGCAAGCTCATTCATCTCATGTCTAATTTTTTTTCTTAGCACACCGAGCACGCTGTCGGCCATTGACTACTCTCCTTTTAATTGATCCATTGCGTATTTATAACCTTCTGCTTCCAACTTTTCTTGCTCAATGCCCGTTTTGGCTTCCAGCTCTGCCTGCTCTAAAGAAAGCTCTGCCATGTCAATCATCTTATCGGTTTGGATTTTTTCCATTGCAAGCCGGGCATCTACGGCATCTTTCTGTTGTTTAGCAGCAAGCTTCTGTTGCTCAAGGCCAATCTTAGCAGCATCGGCCTGCGCTTTCCGTTGTACGTCTTGTTCGCGGATTGCAATCTCACGTTCGCGCTGCTGGACAATTGGATCTTGTTGCTGCTGAGCCTGTTGTTCTGCCTGTGCTTGCTGTTGCTTCTTGCCGAGTAGCTGGTCTGCCGCATCAGCAATAAGGATGCTAAGGCGTTTTTCAACGTCTGCGGGCAACGGTTCGCCCATCGGTGGCAACGGCACCCCAAGCTCTTGTTCAATTTGATCCCTTAGTTGGAACCCAAGATGCTCCCTGATGTGTGCATCAATGGAGGCCATGACAGCGCCACCCATTGGAGAGTTTTGTGTGTCTTGGGCAATCTGTGGATCATTACGCAATACCATGTGGACACGAATGTGGGCCGCATGATCTTGATACTCAAACGCTTTAATTGGTTTGAGCATCAACATGTTTTGATTCTCTGTAATAGGATCTTCAGATTTAATGTCTTCTGGGTTTGGTACAATTTCATCGGCATTAGGAATACCAATAAGTTCCATCATCTGCCTATGAAGTACCGGCATGTCGTACAAATCTGGCGCCTGTGCAGCTAACTGTAGCGCTGCTTGGTATTGCATAATTCTTTGCGACAAAGTAGAAGCGTTTGGATCTGATACCGGAATTACATCTACACGGTCGTTAAAGTCTTCTGCCTTAATTCCTTCGCCTTCTTCTGTTTCATATGGATAAGAAGGAGATGTATGATCGCGAATAATTCTTGTAAGAATTTTAAATTCTTTTTTCAGGCTTGCATGAATTCGTGCCTGAATAGCAGACTGCACTTTCATTGCACGTTCAAGAATAGCGAGCGTAGTGCCTACAGGCGCATCCTGTCGCATGTCGTCAATCTTTACATCAGCCATTGACGCGAACCTGCGACCTTCTTCTACAATGTTTCCGAGCAGTTGATACAAAACACCCGAAGGTTCTTTGTATGGAAGGAACGTAATATTGTCACGAATTACACCACCGGGCACATCTACGTCCCTAAACTCACCGGGCATAATTGGAGTATCGTCGCCTTTAATTCGTAGGCCCCGAGTCTTTAGTCCACCCGGAAGGTTCGATAGTGTACCCGCATCTACAAGCTGACGAAGGAGGCTGGTAGCTGACTTTGCCAGTCCACCAATCATATGAATTAACCCAAGGTTATAAAACCCAATTCCGGGCACATATCCATAATCAACAAAGTGATGAATTTTTTTCCGCATAGGGTCGTTTTCGTCCCAGTTGCGGTATATAGAAAGAATAGTATTTGTGGATTTATCAATTGTAATTACATACGGCAGCGCAATCCCGTCCGGGGACTCAAAGCCGGGTAAATCGTAATCAACATGCATTTCAAGGAGTTGGTGGCGATCATCGTCCTGCCCGGAAAATGACACACCAGATATTTCATCGTACTTGTCTTTTATTACGTCTACCGAGCTTTCTGGGGACCCGAGTTCAACATCTCGGTAAAAACCGCTGACCTGAAGCTTACGAATATGATTTGTGCTTCGGGTCATTACATGTGTATAGCGCTCCGCATTGTCTAAAGAGCTTTCGTCATATGAAATAACAAAGTCTTCTGCTGGCACAAACATAGAGCAGGGACGACCCATTGTTGGGTCATAGTAAATTTTTCTGAATGCGGCACCCGAAAGAGGCAAACTAAACAAAAGTTTTTCTGTTTCGGCGCGATATTCTGTCATCACCTCAAGGAGTTGGTAGTTCATGTACTCCTTAATGCGCTCTGCCTGAGCAATCGTATCCGGCGTAGTTACGCCCCAGATGTGGGCCTTAACCGGGCCCCTAGCTGGAAATATTTCTTGAATGGTCTGGGCCTGAAAGCGCACAACAGATTCAGATAGAAGTGGGTGGAACACGCCACAGGCGCCTGCCCATGGGGTGGTCCTGTCTTCCATTTCTAATCCAAGCAAATCAAGACCTTCTTTATACGACTCTTCCCATTGTTTGCGACTTGACTTGTCTTCTTGATACATAGAAACAAGTTTCGACGCACAGTGCGTCAAGTCATCTTCTTCGATGAATTCAGCAAGGTTGGCATCAAAAGAAGCTTCTTCCATACCAAGAAGGTTTTGTGCGCCACCAAAATCAATCGTGAGGCCACCGTCATCGTCTTCAATAACAAGTATTTCTTCATCGGTTGCCATTGAAAACGGATCAATCATTCGCTCAGTTTCTAGGCCGACCTCAACCAATCCACCTTCCGGTTCGTCGGCACCATTAACAATGCCGCCAATTGCCTCTAAAACGTTATCAATATCCATTAGTAATAGTCTGCTCTTCGGTGCCGGTAGAATTCTTCTTCTTTTTCGTCACTGTTAATAGTAATAAATCCACCTTGACGGAACCGAAGGAGCGCTTGCGTACCAGAGTCCACAAGATCATCGTGGTCTCCAGCAGGAAAAGATGCAAACTGTTCCACCACTTCGTCGGCCCACCTTGTCTTAGGCGCCCAGACAAGTCCTGATGAAAATAAATCAGAAACTGCATTTACGCGAGCAACTTTATCTCTGCCCCTGCTTGGCGTGTACTCGCTTACGGGAATACCCATTCTTCTAAGCTCAAAAATTAAAGGTGAGCCAGACGCTTTTGCTTCTACAATAAATGCATCAGGCTCAAACTCTTTGTACATATCATAAGCACGAATCTTTAAATCTGGAAACTCCAGTCGTTCTTGCAATGCATCTAATAAAATAATATTTGAGTTTCCATCTTCGTCATAAAACACACCCCATGTTGTACAAGCGCTATAATCTGATGTTTCTTTCGCAAGAAACGCAGTATCCCATGATTGAATTACAAATTCACACGCAGGTGGAGATTTTTTGTCCCATTCTTTCCACCATTCGCGCTTAATTAATGCACCTTCTTCTGAAGTAGGGTCTTGTTGGTACTGCGCCGACCACTTCGACACTGGAAGCTCCGACTTTAGCGCTTCTAGTTGCTCAAGTGGCCAAAATCCGGGCCACAGCGGGTTTCCGCTAGGCAATATTGCAGGAAGCTCAATAACTTCCCACTCGTCTGCACCGCCACGTTGAATAGATGACTTTAAAATCTGGCCGGTCAGGTCTTTTTTGGACCATCTGGTCATTACAACGCAGATGCTGCCGCCCGGTTGCAGCCTCTGTCGTGGTCCCGAGGTGTACCATTCATAGGTTTTGTCGTAAATCGACGGATCGTTAAGTGCTGCCTCCTGTTCAGAGTGCGGATCGTCAATAATTAAAATATCGGCACCCTTACCCGTTACGGCACCACCAACACCAATAGCGAAATACTCTCCATTTCTATTTGTACTCCAGCGACCTGCGGCCTTGGAGTCGGACGCAAGTGATACGTTTTCAAATATGCCCTGATAATCGTCAGACCCAACCAAGTTTCTAACTTTTCTACCAAAACCAACCGCTAATTCAGCGGTATGTGCTGTTTGAATTACCTTTCGGTCAGGAAATTTGCCCAAGTACCATGCAGGAAACAGGTGAGAAGCAAATTCTGACTTGGTGTGGCGGGGTGGCATGTTCACAATCAGGCGCTTTAGCTCGCCTTTTGCAATTCGATTGAACGCATCGGCCATCACACGGTGGTGGTCCCCCTCAATAAACGCTGGCCACACATGTTTCACGAATCCTAAAAAGTCTTCGTGAGAAATTTCTTTTGTTTTTGCAGCCTCAAGCTCGTCGAGTAACTGCATAATCTCCATTTTTTCGGAATCGGGCAATTTATGCAGCCCAGATCGTATTGATTGAAGATCAAGTTTCATGATTAGTCTTCATAGCTCATAGCTTACATCACTAAGTTTGCACCAATATATAATTTCTAATTCGGAAAAAACACCTAGTTCTGCATAGTCCATGACAATTCTTCCCAAGTCATAAAACATTTGACTTTCTCTTTTGAAGCCTAACCCCGTAAGGTAATCTTCTAAAACATCTGATGCAGACTTTCCGGTGTATCGCACCTTTCCATTGCCATGTGATGCATAGTCACCCATATGAAGCATGGCTTTTGATCGCGTACCGCGCATTGAAGCTGTTGCACAGCGGTAAGCTTCCACTGCTTCTTCTATAACAGGAACAACCTCTTTTATCTTAATTGATTTAATTTCACTTTCATTGCTCACGACTTAAACGCCACACATGCCTTCGCACTCAGCCCACATATCAAGTTGTGTGTTATCAGATTGTTTAAAATTAACTTGATCAAGTGGAATACAACTTGAATGGACATATGCAGGAAGTTGGCCCCCGCCTTTTGACATATCCCTAACTGAGTAATCAAAATCAACAGCACGTTGAAACTGGTCAGGATGAGTTGTTTTCATCCAGTGCCAGTAATCATCGGAGTGGTAAGGGCAATAGACACATGCTGACTTCTGAGGTTCCGGCAATCCTGCTTTTTCTAAAACCTCGTAGCAATCATCACGGTGAAAATCAAGATCAACAAGGGGGTAAACGTTAGTGCACCACTTAAACAGAGACGGCTTCATCCGTTGGACTTCATCAGTGGTGATTCCAAGCATTGCACGAACTTTTTCTTTTACTCTTCGTCGGTACCCATAACCCAAGATCTTACGAACTTCTTGCGTAATTGGTTGAATCTTGAATTCGTTTGTGCATTGCCTTCTGAGCATTCCGCGCCTGCTACCGTCAGGCTTTGCTGTAAACACGGGAACACTTA